TTCCCACTTTGCCCCCATGTCGTCCATTTTTCCGTCCTTCATCCGTCACTCGTCACCCGGCCCTTTGAGCAGCTCGATATACCGCTGGTTCGACAGCACGACGCCTTTGTATGCCACCACGTCCCGCGTCGCCCCGTTCGGGTCCACGATCCGGTCGCCCGGCGAGACGAAGAGGATCTTGGCCGTGTCAGGGACGTAGACGGTCCCGGGCCTCGCGGCACTCCCGCACCCGACGACCAGCGGCACCCAGACTATCACCCAGCCGACGAACCAGATCACGATCGGGAACGCCCTTGTCCAATTCCGCCTGGAGCAGGGCCTGTATCCGCGTCTCATCTCTCAACGCCTCCTTGTACGCCTGACACGCCGCGTTGTACCGGACGGCCGGATCGGTCCGCTGCTTGAGCAGGTACAGCACCAGTCCGACCACCGCCGTCACGGCCGTCGCGATGGCTATCATGGCAGGGGCCATTGCTTCAGCTCCGCCTGGCGTGTCGTCACCTGGGCCTCCGCCTTGCCGGTGCCCTTCGCCGCATCGTAGCCGCCGGCCGTGGCAAGGCCCATGATGATCCCGGAGACCACCTGGTCCTGCAGACCCGTCCCCATCTCCATCAGGATCGCCATTCCAATGGAGGCAACGACCGCAACCAGGATCGGGGGGATTTTCTCGAACACGATGGGCGCCTGATTCTTCAGCATCTGGATCGCCAGAGCCAGGATGGGAATCACCGTCAGCATCTGGGGCGTCAACTGAACCGTCATCGATTCGGACATGAGAAGACTCCTTTCAAGATTGACGATCTGCTATTGACGATTTTCGACTTCCTCACGCGAAGACACAGAGAGCACAGAGAAGACTGAAGGCGGTAAGATAGAGGGTAAAACGGCGGAACCATCCGGTCCTCCGACCTTCTGACCTTCTCAACTTCTTACCTTCATGGCTGTCTTGCCTCTCTGTGTTCTCTGTGCCCTCTGTGGCAAATGTCTGTCATCCCTGTTCCACCACCAGGCTGGCCGGCTTTTCCATGCCGGGACACTTCTCCGTGCCGTCGATCGTCTTGTGTCGGCTCGGGAAATAGGTACCGAGCCCGGGCCCTTTGCGGATGGCCCCGGTCACCGTCCCGCAGATGGAACATTTGACCTTGCGCCGCTGCTCCTTCCGAATCCTCTCGGCGTCGGAGGAGGCTGGGGTCTTGTCTTTCTTCACGACCCGCCGGCCGCCCCTGCCCCTGCCCGCCGGCTTCGGTAATTCGTCCGCCGGGGCCCTCCTTCCCATCTGACGGCAGATCTCCTCGAGCCGAAACTTGTCCGCCTTGATCCTCTCCGCAATCAAGATCACTTCCAACAGCTTCTCATCCATGATTCGTTTCTCCGTTCATCATTCGTTTTTCGTCACTCGTCGCCCGGCCCCTTGAGCAGCTCGATATACCGCTGATTCGACAGCACGATGCCCTTGTACGTCACCACGTCCCGCGTTGCCCCGTTCGGGTCCACGATCCGGTCGCCAGGCGAGACGAAGAGGATCTTGGCCGTGTCAGGGACGTAGACGGTCCCGGGCCTTGCGGCACTCCCGCACCCGGCGAGAAGCCACAGCAAGGCTATTGCTAAACCCCCGAACCAGATCGCGATCAGGGACGCCCTCGTCCAATTCCGCCTGGAGCAGGGCCTGTATCCGCGTCTCATCTTTCAACGCCTCCTTGTACGCCTGACACGCCGCGTCGTACCGGACGGCCGGATCGGTCCGCTGCTTGAGGAGGTACAGCACCAGTCCGACCACCGCCGTCACGGCCGTCGCGATGGCTGCCATGACCCCGGTCATTGCTTCAGCTCCGCCTGGCTCGTCGTCGCCTGGACGGCCGCCTTGCCGGTGCCCTTCGCCGCATCGTAGCCGCCCGCCGTGGCAAGGCCCATGATGATCCCGGAGACTACCTGGTTCTCCAGACCGGTTCCCATCTTCATCAGGACCGCCAAGCCGATGGAAGCGACGACCGAAACCAAGATCGGCGGGACCTTCTCGAACACGATGGGCGCCTGCTTCTTCAGCATCTGGATCGCCAGAGCCAGGACCGGAATCACCGTCAGCATCTGGGGCGTCAATTGAACCGTCATCGATTCGGACATAAGACAACTCCTTTTTTGCCACAGAGGGCACAGAGGACACAGAGCATAGATGCAAGCGGCCGTCCAGCTCCTTGCGCGTTCACCACGCCCGGTGTCCGTCGTACGCCGTAGCCGGGGCCAGGACATCCTGCCCATCAGACTCGTCGCGACACTGCCCGTTCCGCTCTGTGTCCTCTGTGCTCTCTGTGGCCGAATCATTCGAGAAAACGCCGGCCGGCACACACCGCCCGGATACCGCAATTGACATTTCACGAGGTCTTGTCGGGGTCAGTCATCATCCGTCCATGGCCGGCAGCGGCACCCAGTGCGTCGGCGTATAAATCCCATCCAACTGTTCCTGTGTCGTCGAATTCCGGTAACTCCACCACCCGGTATCCTCATCGGGAACATCGCTGTTTCCGTTCTGTCTCAGCTTCGCCGCGTCACGATACCATGCGCTTCTCACCAGCCACACACCCGCCTGCCAGCAACCGACGATGATTTCGACACCGTCGCGGGGCGCCGTCTCTATGGGCCTCCATAAGCATTCCTCCATGTCATTTCCTTTCAGACTCGTCGCGACACTGTCCGTTCCGCTCTGTGCCCTCTGTACTCTCTGTGGCTAAATCACTCGAGAAAACGCCGGGCGGCACACACCGCCCGGCAAGTCCGAAGAGGATGAGAATTACGGTTTGCCAATCCAGATCGTCACGCCGAACATCGTGCGGACCTCCTGCTCCTCGTCCGCGGAGCCTTCCGGCACGACGTACTCCGCCCAGATCGTCGGCTGGAACGTCGAGTCGGACATGAGCATGATCCCCGTCGCCCCGATGAAGGACAGGTCGGCGTCATCGTCAATATCCCAGGTCAGTCCGAGCCGGCCATACATCGCGAACGGGACGTCCGCCGGCAGGTTGATCGCCGGAAGGACAGTCGAGAACAGGGCCCTATACGCCTCCGTCAGGGAAAACGTCACGCACGGCCCGATCGCGTAATTGTCCTGCGTTTCCCCGCTGATCGAGGAATCCGTCACGGCGATCACACCGATCCCTCCGTTCGGGTCCGGCCACCAGGAGGCCGCGACCTGGCTGGTCTCATAGTCGAACGCCCCGTCGACCGTGAACCGATTCGACCCGAGGTCCAGACCGTACACCGTCGAGCAGAGCACGCACAACACCGCCACCAACATCGATGCAACGTACCGCATTTTAGACTCCTTTCAGAATTGGATTGAATCACTTGATCGACCATCATTCGAATAGCGAGCAGCCCTCAGGCTGCCGACCCTTTCGTTTTGGTTCCGTCATCCACCAGTCGTATACATCCTCACCGGTTCTCCATGTCGTTTTTAACCCGTCCGCAATCCGCTTATCTACCATGCGTTGAAATGCGCGGATGTACGCCCGCTTGTACTGTGGCCATCGCTCGGCGTCCTGGTGTCTCCGCTTTTCTGCGCACGGACACATGATGCAGCCGATTCGGTCTTGACCCTCGTCGTAGAGTGAGCAGTATGGTAACCCCTGCTCGCGGATGAAATCCCACACCGCCTGATCGCTCCAGTCGATGATAGGGTTTATGAGATGCCGCGTTCGATCCCGCGTGCAGGTCTCAAACAGACGCCTATTCGCCCGCCGCTCCGATTCTGCCCAGCGTACCCCCAGCAGGACAAACCGCCCGCTGCCGCCCCGTTCTTTCAACTCTTCGCAGCAGTAGCGCACGCGGCGTGTGGGTGGCATCCGCTTGCGGACAATTAACTGCCACATGGTTTCAGCTGGATAGTTCCACAGCACATTCGGATGATGCTCGCGGATATACCGCAGAACCTCGGGCGGATCGATCGTGGTAAACTCGAAATGGGCATCGAACGGAACGTCCGCCATCTGAGCCAGCCGCTTAATGACGATGGAGTCCTTGCCCCCAGAAAAGGCGAGATAGTAGCCCTCTGCCGGGCAAAATTCACGAATGCGATCAATCGCCACTGTCACCATTTGCTCACGCACGCTATATGTGGTCTGCTCTTCAGTCATAGAAGATCACGAAGATCACGAAGGTGACCGGGTGGACATACCCAGCTCGATCCTTGCTTGCTCGTTTGCCTCCACCAGCTCCGCCTGCTGTTTTGCGATATGCGCCCGAATCACACACTCCGCAAGCTCCGGAGCCACCTGCAGTAGCCGGTGACAGTTTTTCCCGCACGGGATGCCGAGTTCAAGCTGCCGCTTCCGACCGAAGACGTCCGTCAATGGTGCGCAGGAATGCCCTTCGTCGCTGCCCTCCTCGGCAGCGCTTTCCATGTCCATAAGCAATTGGTTCCCCGCCTCTATCTCTCTCAGATGACCATAAATCCGTTCAACCGTCGCTCTGGTAATCATACATCCCTTTCTGAATTGATGATTCACTGCTTTTTTGCCACAGAGGGCACAGAGATCACAGAGAGAAATCACCCGGTGAATTGTCCAAACGTCGTCAAGTGTACTTTCGCTCTCGTCTTCATCTCTCTGTGTCCTCTGTGGTCTCCGTGATTGATTCTTCCTGTTCTCCCCCGTTGTCTTGACCCACGCATTTGTCTTCCCCTGGGTAATCCTGGCAGGCGTCCGGCTTGCACTCGAACCCCAGATACTTCTCAATCAGGCAGGTCGCAGCCCCATCCCGAACAACCAGCATGTCACACGGGCCATCGTTGCGGAAAAATCCGTCACTCAGAGCACCATAGCCATATAGCACTTTGACGATTCGTTGGATCAGCGGATGCTGGCTGTGGACCCAGATCGTACCTTGCTGGCAGCACAGACCACACCTCGAGCATTTGTGCTCGCTACGTTCATCAGCGTTACTCTGCGGTTCCATGTTCTGTGTTCTCCGTGCCTCTGTGGTTAAAATCACATCTTCTCCCCCCAACTCAAGGGGAACACAGTGCCCACCACAAAACAGGTCCCCACAAGTGGCGGCAAAGCCGCGGATCATGTCAGTTGGGTCTTCAAAGACCTTGTCATCATCCCAGATCTTTCCACACGCCATGCATTTCCATTTACGCGACCGATACCTACGTGCCTTTTCGCTCTCATTTTTCATTGCTCTGTACCCTCTGTGCCTCTGTGGTGCATCTCTTCCGCGAAGTCCGTGCACACCCGGCATTCGGCCGGGCAACACCCGTCCACTTTGAGCGGGCAGGCCTCGTCGCCGCCCGGTCTGGGGATCAGGACCGCCCGGACCGGCCCCGGCCCGCCGTAGATCTCCATGTCGTCACCACTGTGCCTCTCAATTCCCATTTTCACCTTTGTGTCCCTTCGCAGCTTCCCGCCGTTCCTTGACCAGGCCCGCGTTGATCTCCTGGAGTCGCAAAATCGTCTCGACGTCCATTGGCGGCCGGATGTGCGTCACCGTCGCCTCGACGGCGCAGATCCGGCCGAGCAGGAACTGCAGACGCGCCTTGACCGCCGCCGCGAACGCACCCGGCTCCATCGTCACGCCGATCTCGTAGCCGTCCGTCCGCCGCACGCCGTCCCCGACCTCGAACGTGACCAGGGCGTCGACCCACCACGTGCCCGGCGTGTCCCAGGGGACCTCGCTGAGCCGCATCAGGCCTGTCAGCTCCCCGATGGCCAGGTCGTACCGCACGACGCAGCCACGGGGCGTGTCCCGCGGCTCGCGGCCCGTGGCCCGTTTCGATCTGGTCCTGGTCTTTGCCATCGGTACTACGGTTCATCCGAATGTCACCGGCCGCTCGTTTCACCGTCGTCCAGAGCCCAGGACCCGGGGGGCTCGCCTCAGCGAATGCCACCTTGCCGTCGGTCCTTGAGCCGTTATCCGTGGCACGTGGCCCTGGTCACGAAGTAGCGGCGGCTGGGTTCGAACCAGCGACCTCGTGGTTTGGGCCACGCGAGCTGCCTCTGCTCTACGCCGCAACCACTTTTTGCCACAGAGGGCACAGAGATCACAGAGAAGGAGCGTGGGGGTTCGGGATCGGCCCGTACTTCTCGCAGGGTGGATCATACGGGCCCGCCTTCGGGCGACCCCGCTTGATCCCACAATGCGGAACGTTCATCCGCCCGTTGCCCGACAACTTCCAGTACCTGCAAATCCCACACCTGCGTTCCTCAGCGTTTATCTGTGGTTTCATACTCTGTGTCCTCTGTGTTCTCTGTGGCTAACTCTCTTCGCCCGGCTGGGACTCGGCGCGGGGGCATCCATTCCCCCTTGCCGCAATCCCATGATGCGAGCGAACCTGTGGCTCGAAAAAGCGGGGCCGGCCGAACCGCCGCGCTGACACACGCGGCGGGATACAGTGAAACGGTCTTGGCCTTGGTTGAGGGAAGCCTGTGGCCGACCCCGGAAAAATCGAAAAGACCCCCAGGGGGTGGAGGGAGAGGAAGCGAGACGTCCCTGGGGGTGTGACTGCGAAAAAGGCGGATGGACGTCCGGGGAGGAGGATCCAGTTCGCTGGAACGCGAGCTGAAACAGATTAACGGCCGGACGCTATATCCATCCGCATGCTCGTGTCTCTCCATTCCGTCAACCTTCCCTTTTGTCGATATAATCGCTACACAAAGGCCAACATATCATATCTTATGGGGCGTTCGCGGCCCGACGAGCCCGTCGACCGCGTTAATCTGCCGAGAGGATAGAATCTGCCCGCCCGACCGTCAAGGGAAAAACTGGAATTCTCCCGCACATTTTTTGCAGGTGTCCACCGGAATTCGCGCAACCCCCGTAGCCGACGCGAGATGCAGAGATGCCGGCGGGCGTAAAAACCCAGCCCAAAAAAGGCAGCCACAGAGGGCACAGAGGGCACAGAGGCGGAGATGCTTGAGCGGTCAAGCCCTGTCGGCGGGTTTTTGACTCTTTGACTCAAACGCATAAAATCGCGAATAATTTCACGCCCTCCGAGTAGTTGTCGCTCCTATCTGGTCTCTCTGTGGGCTCTGTGCCCTCTGTGGCAAAAAAGCAATCCGGAAATGTCTTGACTCGACCCCGCAAATCGAGTACAATATAGGGAGCATGGAGGCGCGGAAACGGCAACCGCGGACGCACGAGAACGAGATTCCTGAATGATCGCGTGAGGAGAATTGCCATGATCGCCCTGATTTTAACGCCCGTCACCCTGTTCCTCTGGTCGCTCTGGGCCGCCGTCTACACCGCCTGGCAGGTCAGCGACTACCTCGCCGGCCGGATCACCGAACACGTCCTGGGGAGGGTCTGAGCCATGACCCCGACCACGACGACCCCGGCCCCGGCGCCTGCGCCCGTGCGAAAATCCACCGGCTGCCTCTGGATGGTCCGCCTCGGATCGCTCGCGGCGATCGCGGCTGTAGCCACGATGTGCTATTGCTACGCCGATCTACCCGGCGACGCCGCCGCGCGGGAGGCCACCGGCTTGCTCGCCGCGAAATGGGCGGTCGGCGGATTCGCCCTGGCGGCCATCGGCCGACTGTTCGGCTGATTTTTCTGCGAAATTCCGGATTCCCATGATTTTTCGGGGGGCATGGGAGTCTATAATAGAGAAGCAGGCCACAGGGGCCTGCTCGGGTCTGAACCCTTAAATCAGGAGAACCACGATGAGCCATCACACCTACCGCCCCCAACAGCCCCGCGAGCCGGACCGCAGACCCAGCGACTATTATGATCGCGAGCCAGTCTGCCTGTTCGGCCTGGCCTGGATCGAGTTGCCGCCCGACTGCCGGGTGGGCTCGTTCACAAAGGCCGTCACAAAGGCCCACGCGGGTCCTGCGGAGACTGTTGCGGAATTGCTGGCGAGAGGTATACCTGCCGGAGACCTGCTCTTGAAAACAATATGGGATGGGCGATGGCAGATATTCCAGCGACGGCAGGTTACTGGCCGGGCCGCGACCCCGATGGGCAGTTACGCGAAGAAGGCCCCGCTGGGGCCCGGCCGATTGTTCATTCAATGATGGGCCACCATTTTCGTGATCCCGCGAAAATGGTCTCTTCGCAGAGGGGGCGGCCGGAAGGCCGGCCGCCCCTGGAAACGGAGAAACGACTATCCTTGTGATTTCTGACCTTCGATTTCTGACCTTCGCTTTCGGATTCTTCTCTGTGCCCTCTATGCCCTCTGTGGCCAACCCTCCTACGGCTCGGCCGCGATCGTCATCGTGCAGTCGCAGCTCTGGTCCTCTTCCAGGGCCACCCCGCTGCCGGAATTGATCGGTTCCGTCGCGATCAGCTTGCCGCTGTCGTCGAGCGAGGTCGCCAGGAACTTCGTCTTCGCCAGGTTCCACGCCCCGCCCACCGCCGTGAACGTGGTCTCCGCCGTTGTCAGGGACCGGCCGTTCGTTCCCCAGGCCGCCGAGATCATCCCCGCCGCGTCCGCCGTCAGGGGCTGCCGGGCATAGCCGTTGCCCGACAGCTCCGTCAGATCTCCGAGCGATGCGTTCGCCGCGATCTCGGACTCCGCCTCCTCGCACCAGCCGATATAGTAGCCGGCCGGCGGGGACTGCACCCCGTTGGCCAGCTCGAACAGGAATTGGATGCCTTGCGTCCGAATACTCATTGCGATCTCCTATGCCTATACGCTGGCGCTGGCCGACGGGCTGGCGCTGCCGCTCGATGAAAAACTGGCGCTCGGACTGCTGCTCGCGGAAGGCAGGGCCTCCGTGGAATCTGTCTCGAACGTGATCTCAGAATATCCCTCGGTATCGTCCACAATGTCCTCGATGACCTCCTCGCCCGCCGTCGTCCCGGCGCCCGGCGCGGAAGCGTAGACCGTGTACTCCTGCCTGAAGACGTCCTCGATCACCTGGACGATGCACTCCCCGTCGGCCAGACTGCCCCGATCCATCGCCGCCACGCGGACGATCATGCTCGCGATGTTCAGCTCGGGGTAGGAGATCTGAATGACGTCCGTCTCCTTCAGGTGCGCCATGGTCCGCAGGGCCCGAAGGACCAGGCTCTTCGGCATCGCGGACGCCGCCTGCTGATCGCGGGCGGCGATGGTGTTCGCCAGGTCCGCCGAGCAGACGAAGGCGGAGTAATCCAGCTCCTGGATCACCGGTCCGCTGCCCTGCTTCCACAGGATCGCCAGATCGCACGCATAGGCCGGGCGCTTTTCCAGGGTCACGCGGTCCCAGTACAGGATCTTCGTCCGGCTGGGGACTTTGCCCAGACTGGAGCAGGACATCGATTCCACCCAGAAATCAGAGGCATCATACGATTCGGTCATCGCGCGCGTCCTTCCTCATCCCGCTCCCCCTTCTCCGCCTACCCAGACCGGGTCGGAGTCGCGGACCAGGGCGATCTCGAACTTCCCCGTCTGGGGATCTATGTAGACCTTGCCGTCGATGATTTCCTCGATCTGCCGCACCATGTCCTCGATATCGTCCTTGTCCCAGTCCCACACGCAGGATAGGCCGAAGCCCTCGTCGTAGCAGGTGTCGGCGGCGGTCGTGAAGCTGTCCCCGATCAGGCTCGCGTCCTTGCCGAGCCCGATCACCGTGCTGGTGAGCAATTCGTAGAGGATGTGGATCGCGTTGAGGTCCCCGTCGGAGCCGACGGGGGCCTTGGCGATGTACCACATGGCGGAGCCGTCGGAGAGCTGGTTCGTCCGCTTGCACAGGAAGGACCAGGGCTTCAAGTACACCTGCGCCCCGATGTACACGTTGCGGAGCACCACTGTCGTTATTCCCCGATAGGCGACGGCCGGGGTGTAGCCTAAGGACGCGAGATAGGTGTCCGGGGTCTGCGTATCCTGACCATAGTGGATATTGACGTAGCCGCGGATTCCGCCGTTCCTCGACCAGCCGCCCCAGCACTCGAACTCGTCGATGTACGCCTCCTCCAGGCCGTCCGCCGCCAGGTCATCCGAGTCCTCCAGGGTCGGCCAGAGGCACGTGTCGGCCACCCAGATCTGTTTGATTCCGTCGATGTGCGACTGGCAGACCCCCAATTGGAGAGTGACGTAGTAGTAATAGGCGACGACCTGGTCGTGGCGCTTCTTCTTTTTCGCGTGAAACTCCAGAATCGGGCTGATCGCGTTGGGGCTCTGCACCCGCCGGCACCCCCAGACCACCGGATAGGGCCGATCCTCTTCGGCCGTCGGAAGGTCGAAGCCCTCCTTGCCTTCGGGTTTCATCTGGGAGGCGGTCTTTTTGAAAGCGTACGACAAGCCGTATGAAACCGCCATCGCAATGACTATCTGAACAATGATCTCCCACATCAGATCATCCCCCACTGACTCCAGACGTCTTCGTCCGGGATGTTCGGCTGACCGCGGAAATTGAGCAGGTTGCCGAACTTCGGGCCGCAGGTCCCGTGCGCGTGGTCGCAGCCCGGCCAGGCCGTGAAGACTCTCCCCGTGACGTCTTCCGGAAGGGCCGGGCGGACCAGGACCTGGTCCCCGCTGTGGGCCACGATGGCCCGCTGGTAGCCTTTGACGGAAACGACCCCGCCCCGCCACCAGTTGGCGGGCTTGAGGCCGAACGTGACGCTCGTGAGCACGCCGCCGGCGTGCGCTGTGATCGTACCGCTCGCCGCGTAATCGTCGCGATCCACACCGCACGCCTCGCTGTAGAGGTCCACCCCGCACTGGCGGCTGTAGCAGGTGACGAGCCCCGTCCTTGCCAGGGCCGCCGTGGAGGGATCGATCGTGATCTCGGCGTACCGGTTGCCCTTGCGGTCCGATTGCTTGAAGACCACCTGCACCACGTCCCCCCGGAAGATCGCCTGCACCTGGTCCCCGTGACCTCGATAGCGGACATAGTGCACGATCTCCTCCGGCGGGGCCCACGTGTAGAGCCAGGCGAAGGGATTGTTCCAATTCGTCTTGACGGTGGTCTGGTTCTTGAGGACCGTGGCCCCCGTCTGCACCTCGCCGCCCGGACAATAGCAGGCGGTGAACGTGTTGCCGCCGTAGACCACGTCCGCCGGCGCGTCGGCGTACCTGTAATAGGTAGAGGTCTCCCCGATCCGGAACTCATGCAGCTCGTAGGGCTCGGCCATATCGAGAGAGGCCTCGAACTCATCATAGTCGGACGACTCCGAAGGACTCGCCGACGGAGTCCCCTCCGACGCGGAGGCCGAAGGCGTAGCGCTCGGCGAACCCGAGACGCTGGCCGACGGCGTCGCACTGGCGCTGACCGATGGTGAGGCGCTCGGACTGTGACTGATCGAGTGCGACGGGCTGCCCGAGGGCGAGGCGGACTTTGACGCCGACGGCGTCACGCTGGTGGAGGCCGATGGGCTGAGGCTCGGGGAGTGCGACGGACTCGCCGACTTCGACAGGGAAGGGGAACCACTCTCGCTCTCCGACGGGCTGAGGCTCGGGGAGTACGACGGACTCGCCGACTCAGAGAGGGAAGAGGAACCACTTGCGCTCTCCGATGGGCTGAGGCTTGGGGAGTGCGACGGACTCGCCGACTCCGACAGGGAAGGGGAACCACTCTCGCTATTCGACGGGCTGAGACTCGGGGAGTGCGACGGACTCGCCGACTTCGACAGGGAAGGGGAACCACTCTCGCTCTTCGACGGGCTGAGACTCGGGGAGTGCGACGGACTCGCCGACTCCGACAGGGAAGGGGAACCACTCTCGCTCTTCGACGGGCTGAGGCTCGGGGAGTGCGACGGACTCGCCGACTTCGACAGGGAAGGGGAACCACTCTCGCTCTTCGACGGGCTGAGACTCATGGAGTGCGACGGACTCGCCGATTTCGACAGGGAAGGGGAACCACTCTCGCTCTTCGACGGGCTGAGGCTCGGGGAGTGCGACGGACTCGCCGACTCCGACAGGGAAGGGGAACCACTCTCGCTATTCGACGGGCTGAGGCTCGGGGAGTGCGACGGACTCGCCGACTCCGACAGGGAAGGGGAACCACTCTCGCTCTTCGACGGGCTGAGACTCGTGGAGTGCGACGGACTCGCCGACTTCGACGCCGAGGGCGTCGCACTGGCGCTGACCGACGGGCTGGCGCTCTTCGAGATCGATGGACTCTGACTCTTCGAGGTCGAGGGGCTGGCCGCTGCGCCGGAGGCGGAGGGACTCGCCGACGGGGACGACATGTCGAATGTCTGCCCGCGGATCTCGTCGATCTCGTCGTTTGTCAGAACGCGATTGAAGACTACCACGTCATCGATCAGGCCGTCGAAGTGGGAGGCGGCCCCTTCCTGCGCTGCACCAATGACCCACGACGCCGTCGTCACCGCAAGCGTGCCCGTTTTGGTTCCGCTGTCGTCGCCGACCTGTGAACTTGCCGTATCGTCCCAGACGCGGAGTTTCCACGCCCGCGTCGATCCGAGGTACGTGGCCGCGACGTGATACCAGCGGCCGGTCGTGAGCGTGGGCGTGCCCCAGTTCACTTCATATGTGGAGCCGGTGCCTGTGCCGATGTTGTGCCCGATTTTCCCGGCGTTCGTGATCACCACCCCGAAACTCGCTTTGTTCAGGCTCAGATCCCACTTGCTCACGGCGTAGGTCGAGACGAGACTTTCGATCCGACACCAGAAACACACGGAGATGTCCTTGGTCGTGTCACCGCTCTTCAAGGGGAAGCTGGCCGACAAGTTCGCGTCCGTGCGGAGCAGAAAGTCCGTCTCGGTCACTTCGAAGTCGCCGCTGTAGGAGCCCTCCTTGTGAGTCGATGAGGACACCACCCCGTCATTCGTGAGCGTATTGCCCTTGCCGCTGGAGTCCGTCTCGAGGGCGCCGTCCTCCAAGCGCCACCAGGCCTGACAATTCGGATCGGATGCGGGGTTGTACGCCATGTCACTGAACCCTCGTGAGCGTCGCCGTGCACGTCATCAGACGCCGGAACTGCCAATCGAATGTCACCGTATCGGCCGCCAGACGGCATCGATCCACCCAGGAGAGAGACTCGCCCGCGGCGAGCCCTACGCCGAGGGCGGCGTCGAGCCCCAGCAGCTCCTCCGCCGCCGAGACCGTCTCTATCGAGTCCACCTCGCGAATGATCAGCGACCCGCCCGACCGGACCGCAACGTGATCCCGCATCGTATTGCCGCCCAGGCTCGACGCGAAGGGTCCGGCTGCGACGTAGATCTGCGTATCCGACGAACCCGCCGCCCGGGAGAGGACCAGGTCCCTGCGGAACGTCGGGACGAGGAACGCCTTCTGGCGGCCGCCGATCGCGTGGAGGAACTGCCTCAGACGCCAGACGGCGGCGGCGGTCGCGCACTGCCAGCAGTGGACCTGCCTCGACTCGTTGTAGTCGCTGTTCGAGACGATCTCGAACGGGCCCGATTCACTCTCCAGGACGGCGACGTCCGGGTCGTGCTGGCTCTCCCCCGCGCCGCCCGGCCAGTAGGAGGGCGTCGTCAGAACAGCCAGACCGCCGTAGGTCTGGTCCGCCGTGAACCCCGTCACCGCCTCGGCGTCCACTACGCGGACCTGGATCTGCACCAGGGCCCCGCCCGGCCATCGCTCCTCGACGGCGGACGATACGATCCGGCCCTGCCGAAGGGGCATGATCCAGTCGGAGGCGGACCAGGCCTGCTCCGTCCCGGCCGACAGCGTGATCGAATCGTCGGCGACCGAATCGATCCGGAGGATCTCTCTGGCGCCCCGCCTCTGAATCACCGCGTAGCCACCCGCTCGATAGCTCGCATATCGCGTGTCCACCGTCACGGCCCCGCTGCCGGCGGGCAGGGCCGCGCCGAGCTGCGCCGCCTCCGTCCAGACGGGGACCGGCCAGGGGCGCTTGAGCCAATGATGTGCTGTGGACTCCAGGGCGGCGACCCCGGCGTCGCACCAGACGACGAGCTTCGTCTGATAGCTCTGTCCGGGGACCTTTCGCCGCCGGGCGATCCGCTGCTCCGTGCGGTCGTGACTCTGGAGAATCTCCGTATCGAATAGGAGCGTCTCCGTCACGGGCCAGGTCCACGACTGCCAGGCGGGGGCCATGGTCAGACAGGTGAGGACCGGCTCCAACACGCCGAAGCCATACATCGGGGCGTACCACTCCAGGAGCGGGTCGTCGCCGGCGTCGTAGCTGACCGTGCCGTATTCCGTCAGATCGTCACCCACGAACGCCGTGGGGACATTGATGAGCGGCCAGTATCCCAGCAGGTGATCCGGCTCGATGTCATCCGGCCGGGCCTTGGCGACCAGGGAGGCGATGTTATCATCCGAGAGGACCATGTCCCAGACCGCCACGTGGGCGATCTTGCCGTCGAACGGCATGGGCGACGATGGATTGAACAGGCTCTTGCCCACGACGATTCGCGTCATGGAGTCCGTGCTCGATCCACAATTCAGGGCATTGGCCGTCTTGGCTCCATTCACCCAGAGACTCCGATCCGTATGGCTCGCCGACATGATGCAGAGGTGGTTCCATTCACTCACAGTCCACTCGTTCGGGTAACTGGTCAGAGCCTGGGCGTTGCCCAGAAAATCGTAGACGTCCACGAGCTCGGAGTCCACCAGGCGGACGAAAAAGGCATTCTGCGGCCAGGCTCCGCTTCGGCTTACCTCTACGACGAGATCGGGGGAAGCAACGTCGTCCGGCTTGGCCCATGCCATGATCGTGATCGGCCGCCCGGAAATCAAAGCGCCCAGCAGATAGTTATTCGCGTTGGCGTTGCAGACTACAGACATCCATCACCCCCACGGCACACTGAAGGGCAGATTCCCCGCCTCGAACGTCGGAGCCGTGCTGCCGTTGATGACCTCCACCGAACCGGGCAGGGCCGCGGAGACCAGGACATTGCCCCCGGATGAGGCGTCCGCCAGACCGGCGTGGGTCAGGTCGCCCCAGTCGGCCGTCGGTGTCGGGAATACGATTGCGGCGGCGTTCTCGATCCCGCCGTCGGCCGCCTCCGTCCAGTCCGAGGCGTCCGTCTCGACCCGGGCGTAGGACCCGCTCGACGGTTCCAAAAGCCCGCTGCCGTCGGCCGTCGGATCGGCCTTGGACAGGAAGACGTAGATGTGCGCCGGCGCCGTGAACGTCGCCTTGCCGAACAGGTGGTTCAGCCAGGCGTTCGCGAGATAGGTGCTCAAACCCATCAGATCTCCAATCTCTGCGGGACCCTGTTGACCCCGTTGACCCTATTGTCAACGAAGTCAATCCGGTTAACGCGGTCCCATTCTTTCTTTTCTTTATTGGTTCCGAGCCGCATGACGCTGCCAGGCCTGCTCGCCGGCTCGGCTCTCGTACCATTCCTGGGGCGTCTGCCGCTTGTCCACGATCTGCACGCTCGTGACATTGCCCCGCGACGCGATCCGCTCCAGGAGAGACACCATGCGGCCCTGCAGGCGATTCTCCGACGCCACGCCGCTTTTGCTCGTGATCTTCTCGCCCCGCTGCCCGATGAACCGGAACTCGTCGGCCTTCAGACCATCGTGAAGACGCGGAGCCCCGGCCCAGCCGGCGGCCGAGCCCGACCGCGAGGAGAAGCCGCTGACGCCGATCGTGCCGCCAGAGTGTCCCACGCTCGCCCCCGCACCGGGCAGGACGGCGCCGATCGCCTGCATCACCGCCCACTTCACGACCATGGCGGCGATCTCCTGACCTACCTTTTTCAGAGACTCTCCCAGGTCATCACCATACACGACCGCCTTCGCGATGGAGTCCGCGATCCCGTCGATGCCCTCGGTAATCACGTCGTGGGCCAGATCGCCCACCGTCTGCATCTGGTCGCCGATCTCGCTGAAGGCGGAGCGGATGCCGTCGGAAAGAGACGTGTAGTGATCCTCCAGATCGGAGATCTTGTCGATCTGTTCCGCGATGGCGTCCGTCTCCTCCTCGGTCAGCTCGATGCCCCGCCTGCGAAAATCGTTCAGCACCTCCTGCAGGGCCGCCTGGTCCTCCATCCCGGCATTCCGGAGACGCAGGATCTCCTCCTCGTCCTTGAGCTCCTGGAGGTATTCCGCGGCGGCGGCCCGAGACCGAAGATCGTCGAGCATCTCCATCGCCGAATGGAACTTCACCATCGCCCCGGTCGCCCGGTTCGTCCCATTGCCGTAGGCCTCCTCGGCGGCGGCGGCGTAGCGGACCGTCTCCGCCGCGTGCTGGTTCCCGCCGGCCAACTCCCTCTGAATCTCGATCTGCTCCTTGAGCTGTTCGTTCAATTTGACGATTTCCGCCCGCTGCGCCGCCGTAGTCCCTGCCGCCGCCGTGGCGCCGTCCCCACCTTTTATTTTGGCCTGGACCATATCGCTTCGCTCGTAGGCTGCCGTTAGTTTGGACAAGTACGCGAAGTCGTCTTTGACTCCCCTCTCCTTGGTCCGCTGAGCGTAAGCGGTCCACAGCGAATCCTGTTGATCCTGAGGCAATGCCTTGGTCCGATACCAAGCCGACTGGCCCCCTTGTCCACCCTTCAATTCCTGGCGGAGAAACTGCATCCCCTTCGTTAACGCCGGAGTCAGCGGCTTAGCTATCGCTTCTTTCGTTTTTTCCCACTCGTTCGCGAGTTGGGCGATGGCCCCTTTGAGAGTCTCTGCGTCCTCTGTCGCCCGTTGAAAATTGCTTTTGCCGGTTTGAAGGACCTGAAGATACTGTTTCTGCTTGGTCGCCGCAGTGTCCACGACGATCCCCATTTCCTTGAGTTGGCCGGTCTCACCCTGGCGGGCCAGGGCCACGGTCCGCATTGTTTGGGACAGGTCCTTTTTGTAGGCGGCCGCCAATCCGACCGCCGCCTCCGTCATGGCGCTCAACTCAGGTACGGATGCCCCCATTGTCAAGGCGAGGGCCTGTTGTTCCTCGATCGCGTTGCGGCTGTAGACCGTCAGGTTTTCCATCCCATCCGCCTGCAGGCGGAGCAACTCTGCATTCTGCTCGCTATACTTACCCGCGATCCGCAAGGCAGCGGTCATGCCGCGATCCGCCGACTCGGCCTCGATGGCGGCTCTCGTCACACTCGAAAGGGCAGACACCAGCCCCTTGCCGGCGACATAGCTGGCGACCAACCCTGCTACCTCTCTTTGGAGGGCCAAGGAAGCAGCCATCATCCCCTTCATCGATGCACTCGATGACCTCGCGCCGCGGTCGAAGGCGGTCGAGTCCATTATGAGGCGGGCCACGAGATTTTGGAAAATCGCCATAACCTATTTCCCTCGGGTCCGTTCGCCCTGTCGGGTCCCCGTCAATCGATCCCTGATCATCTCGAACATCTGGCGCTCCTGTTCTTCCGTCCGGTCGGCCGGATCGACGGACGCCGGGTCATCCGCCTCCGGCGGCCGGCTGACGCCCACCATGCCGCCGATCGGCTCGATGCCCGCGTAGATCTCGATCTCACGCTGTTGCCTGTACGAGAGGACCGCCAGGAGCCGATCCGGGTGCGCGTAGCCCTGGTCCAGGGCTAATCGCCACCAGAAGAGCCGCCGGAGGTCCTCTCGGAGTTTTTTTCGAACGCCTTCGCGGATTCCGCAGTCGCCAGGTTGATTTCGACGGCCGCCTTGTAGATCCGCAGCAGGGCCGCCGGACTCTTCTGGCCGAGGGCTTCCACCCGGTCGTCCGTGAACGCCCGCCTCTTCGTCTTCGGGTCCAGGATGCACTCACCGCACCAGCGAACCATGACGGCGGTGTTCTCCTCGCTGGTGTACTCTCTCTCGGCGGCTGTCGCGGCCTTCGGCTCGCCGGCTGATTCTTCGCTGGGATTCGGATCGGCGTCGTCGCACGTGATCAACTCCTCGGACTCGGACGCCTGACCGGCTGCCGTCTCTGGCTCGGCTGCCGAGCTACTACCGAGCGTTTTGATCCAGTCGTCCATTCTGGCGCGGGCGAGGGCGCCCATCGTGCCCACGAGGACCTTCGCCCCCTCGCCCCATTCCGGGACGGCGACTTTCTTGACTGTCTTGTCCTCGGCCGCGAGGATCTGGTCTGCATTGAGAAGCATGACGTTTCTCCCGATTCTTCTCTCGTTTATTTTCCATCATGGGACCTCGTTGACCTTGTTGCCAGCGGCGTCAACAAGGTCAATCCGGTCCCTCTTTGCCCCGCGATCAGACGCTGCTGCTGGCGCTGGGGCTGGCGCTCGAACTGCCGCTGGCGCTCGGCGAGCTGCTGGCCGTGCCGCCGGACTCGTCGGCGAATGTCTTGGCCCCGAGCGTTCGGAAGCCCACGGTCGCCATCTTCGCGTCCCGAGGCGAGCCGAAGCCCGGCCAGGTGAGCGAGGCGATCATGGCCTGGACCGTGAAGGGGCTCGTCACCCCGGCGCGATTCTTGTAGGTCACGACCAGACTGCCGCGAACCTTCGCCTTGTACTTGTCGTGGAGCATACGGTACTCACCGGCGGCGGAACCATCGTAGATGAACTGGAAGGTCGGCACGCCCTCGTTGAATCCACCCTCCAGATAATCCGGTGTCTCATCCGCCGAGTCGCAGGTGAAGATCTCCGTCATGTCCAGCTCGCTGGTAACCTCGGGGAAGTTCAGGACCTCCCCGATCGTGACACCGTCGAATACAAACGTGGTGCCGAACCCTTTACTCGCTGCCGTCGTCATGGAAAACTCCTTTCACTGTGACCCGTGACCCGTGGCCCGCGTCACACATAACTGATTTCCCAATCCTGCCGCTTTCCGTAGCGGGCCAGGGTCTCATTATCCGTCGGGATACTGATCGCATCCCCTTCGTCCTCGATGCTGCAGTATTGCACCGTCACCCCCCCGTGCGATCCCCGGGCCCCCGCCGCCTGCATCGCGGCCCGGACCGCCTCGGCCAGCGTCCGGGCCCCGTCCGGATCGTCGTCCCAGCAGGCGATCTGCACCCGGTCCGTCCGCAGATCGCCGTCCCCCTCGCACGTGAACTCCACCCCGCTGGTGATCTGCTGGTAGACCACGGCGGGCATGACCTTGCCCTCGGGAATCGTGAGCGGATAGATCCGCGGACTTGCAGCGCCTCCCACCAGGCTCGTCACGCCGGCGGCGGATTTCAGGATGTCGTAGATCGCGGCTTCCAGACTCATTCGGTTCTCTTCTCTGTGCCGTCCGTGTCCTCTGTGGCCGTCTTCATCTTCCCTTGATCGCCTCGCGGAGGATGCCCGTTCGCATCGCGTCCGTGAGGACCCGGATTCGCTCGTTCACCGTCGCTTCCGCCGCCCGGCGGAGGAATGGGATCGCCGGCACGTAGGTACCCCCACTCATGTGACCATATTCGATTGCGGCCGGGATGTACGTCTCCCGATTGCTTTGCGATTTGTGGAGAAACTCAGGCACGTCACGGCGCATCTGGACATGCAGCGAGTAGCTGCCGGACCTCTGCTTCTTCGGCGCCGCAATGACAATGTTCTTCGCCAGCAGCTCGCTCATATCCACGCCGTCCGTATCCACCCCATTGCCCAGACCCCGGGCGGCGGCGCGGGCGGCCGTCTGCATCGGCTTTTGAGCGGCTCGAATCGCCCTGCGAACCACGTTCTTCTGCACGCGGAGCCCCAGCGTTTCGAGATTCTTCATCAGCTCCTCGCCCCCGTCGATCTGAAACGTAATCCTCATTCTCTGTGTCCTCTGTGCTCTCTGTGGCTCTCTTGTTCTCAGACGCTCGACGAGACGGACGGCGAGGCGGAGACGCTGCCGCTCGGCGAGGGGCTCGACGCCGGGCCCGTAGCCAGGACCTCCGAGCACAACATCCTCAATTCTTCATTCCTCTCATCGACATTGCGGACGTCCTTGATGTCGAAGGTCCTCGCGCCCCAGACGATCCGATGATCCGCGTGGGGGACGATGCTCGCACAGTAGACCATGATCGCCTCGTGCGTCAGGACGGCGCTCGCCTGCTGCGCCTGGATCCGCTCGTTGCCGGACAGGGTGCGGAGCTTCAGCCATACGGTCGCATAGGTCGCATAGGTTCGAGTCGTCTGACCGCTCGCGGACCTCGTCTCCGTGTAGTGCTGCAATTGCACCGCATGCCATGCCCCGTTCATCGTCATACGCCACCCATCCGTTCGAACCCGAGGAGCGCCTGCGCGCTGCGGGGAAGGTCCCCCTCCCGGTCCGGATTGAAAAACCAGTCGTAGACCATCAGGAGGATCGCGTGCCGGAATTCCGGCGGCACGTCGTCGGCGTCCGACCCGTAGCCGGCCGTGTAGGTCACGATGATCCCGTTCATATCGCCCCGGATCGAGGGCCAGGAACAATTGTAGGCCGGTACGACCCGCCCCGGCTCCCTGTCCGTATCCACGTCGTACCGATCGGCGGCCAGTGTTTGGAGGACGCCGCCGCCGTCGATGTATTGGATGCTCGTCACCTGAACCAGGGGAGACCAGCGGGGCCGGATCACGAGGGGCCAGGCGTCGAAATAGCTCACGCAGGTCTGGGTGATGTACTTGCGGACCTGATAGTTCTGGGCCCGGCTCGTCGCCGCATCGATCAGGGCGTCGATCCGGGCGTCATGGTCCGTTCCGGAGACGTGCAGCATCGCCTTGGCCTCCGCCAGGGTCACAACCTGTTCTTCATCCCGCTCCACGCTCGGGGAGGCCGAGGGCGTCGCGGAGGCGGACGTGGAAGTCGAAGGGCTCCCGCTCGCGGAGCTGCTGAACGATTGGCTTGGACTGCTCGAAGGCGTTCCCATAGTTACCTCGGACCTGTTCTAAAAGCACAAGAAGCCACAGAGGACACAGAGGTCACAGAGAAAATGAAACCACGAAGGACACGAAGAGCACGAAGAAACGAATGTATTTCCAATCCGTGTTCCTCTGCGGTTCCCCTCTCTGTGTCCTCTGTGTTCTCTGTGGCCATTTTCTTCACACTCCGGTCAGGGCCTTCAAAATCCACCCGCCGAGGAGCGACCCCCCCGTCGTCACGAAGAGGAACACCGCCGCAACCCCCGCGAGGAACCACCGAGACTCCAGAAGCTTTCGGCCGTGGGGACACGTTGCCTGGTGATTCTCCAGCATCATCTCAACCGCCTGCCGCTGGGACTCGGCCATCTTCGCCAGGGCCTCGGACTGCGATTCGGCGAACCGCTCCCCAATCTCAAAGGCCAGCAGTTTGATCGTGTCCCTGTCTTGTTCCGTCAGCGCCATTCAAGCCGCCTTTCCTGGAATCGCATATCGTTCGCACAGGTCCGCGATCGTGCCCCACGGGTGCAACCGCTCCTGCAATATTCCGCTGTGCCTTTTTCTTGGGGCAAAGTTCCCGCCGTGATTCACGACGTCGAGTATCCCCAACCCCTCCGCCGGGCGCAGCTCCCAGGGGATGGCCGCAATCCCCAGCCGGTCCTCTCCTTTGCCCGGCTCGAAACAGCCGTGCAGGGCATCGTCCGTGGGACAGAGTTCGAGCTTCGCCCGAAGATTCGCGACGAGGGCCTGGCGGTCGGCGATCACGAGCTGCATGGACCGGCCGCCACGATAGACGCTGTACATCCCCCTGTCGATCAGGGCACGATGGCGGTTCTGGTCGAAGACGACGCCGCCGGCGGGCGGTCGCAGGGCGAAGTGCTCGGGAGAGTAGAGGACATCATGCTCGCAGAGCGCGACGAAGGGCGTGTGCGTCTCTTCGGCGCCCTTGACGATCTGCCACAGAATGCTCCGATAGCTTCGCCCGATCCGGCCGACGCAGATCCCCTGCCCGAAGTGCAGCGGAATCTGGCTGACCGTCACGATGGGAATGCCCCCGGCCGTCTTCGCCGATGCCGACAGATGCTGGCGAACCGCGTCGGCAAACGGCTCCGGCAGGCTGTTGTCCGTGTAGTAGACGATGGACAGGTCCATTACGGGGCCCTCTGAACGAAGACGATATTGTGATACCAGTGCACCTCACGAACCTCACGGCTCGCGTAGATCTCCCTCTCGAAGCCGGCCGGCAGGCATCTGTTTTCCGGCTCCGGAACGGGCCCATGGATCGTGGAGTCCGTGCCCTCGCAGGGGAAGTTGCGATGGATGTCCTCAATCACGTACCAGCCGAAGGGCCGGACGCTCGGCCAGAGCCAATCGAAGAGCCGGCGCTGATCTGCGGGCGCGTGCGAGGCGTCGTCGATAATCACGTCGAACGGGCCTGCGTGAATCAGCGTCTGCACATCCTGCTCGTTCGTCTCGTCTCCGACGCAGACGCGGCAGTTCGCGAGGTCCCCGGCGAACTTCCGGAACCGATCCGCGTCGCAATCGAATCCGTAAATCGTGGCCTTCGGAAAGTATTTTCTCCAGACGGCGAGACTGGCGCCCTTGGCCAGACCGCACTCCAGGACCTTGCGGGCCCGCTTACGAATCTCGGGGAAGTGACGATCATAATGACGGAAGTAATTGTGGACCCAGTACTTATCCGTCGCGTTGCCGCGATGGGTCGCGTACTGGGACTCCATGATCTTCTGCACGTCGCCCGCGGCGGCGGGTTGCAGGCGGACGAGGTGATTCTGCGGGGACAGAATGCCGGCGGATCGACGATCGCCGAGCAATCGGCCGATGGCCCGCGCGCCCTGGATCGTTCCCAGCCGCTGGAGGATCACCAGGCGGCGGTATCCCTTCCACAGGATCAATCGGCCGTCCTGCTCGTAGAACTCCAGGGGGCTCTTGAGGCCGTGATCTCGAAGGTCGAGCACCAGGGCGGCCGCCTTCTTCATCTTGTCCCTCACGAGCCGAAGTTCTGCGGCTGTCGGGATTGCGACGGAGCCCCGGCGAATGTGGCTGACGAGGTATTCGCGATAGCGGCCCGCGTAGTCCGCCTTGCCGGCCAGGACGGAATCGACGAACTCGCCGAAGGCGTCCCAGAAGAGATCCAGTCGATGGACCTTCCCCGGCTCGCTGATGCTGCGCCTCGCCTCCCACAGGGCGTCCACGCTCACGCGGACCGCCTTGCAGGCGTTGTGGTGATGGGGGGAGGGCAGGCCGTTGCGGATCTGCGACGTTTGACTTTCGATTTCGTACTCCCAGCCCGGCGGGTGGAACCGTTCCAACAGCCAGGCGAAGCTGTACTTCTGGAATCGCCACTTGTTCCCGAGCCACAGATCGTGACTGCGGTCGATGCTCTTGGGTTTGACATTGGCGCCCATCGCATACGGCGCCTTGCCCCGATTCCAATGCGCGTACCAGGTCCGCTTGTTTTCCAGGAGGCGGCCGCCCGAGAGCCAGACTTTACAGGCGAGTTCCGCGCCTTCCTGGCCGAAATGGCCGTGGCCTTCGTCCCAGCCGCCCCAATATTGCCACAGGCCCCGCTCGATCAGGAAGCAACTGCCCGAGCAGGTCATGGTTTCGGATATCTCCTCGTCCTTGTGCGCCTCGGCCCACTCGGGCCAGGCCATCGAGCGAAGACCGACCCCGTCCTCCGTGACATGAGTCAGACGACGGCAATCCGTCTTCGAGAAGTCCCGTCGCTCCCAGGCGACCGTGTCCAGGTCGTAGCGGGAGCAGACAACGGCGCCACCCGGCTCCCAGGCCTCCACCATCTCGGCGTCCATGCCCTCGGCAATGGCGCAGTGGGCGTCGAGCTTCAGGATGAATCGGCCCTTCGCCTCTTTCAGCAGGCGGTTCAGCGTGGGACGCATGCCGATGTGGGTGCCAGAGCGGATTACGCGCACATATGGATTGTTCAGCATGTCGATCGTGGGTTCCTGTTCCGGTCCGTCCAAACCGACGAGGATTTCGAATGGCAACCTCAAGTGCGTCAACAGATCCTCGATTGTGTTTCCGAGGTTCTCCTCGTTGCGGGCGGGAATCAGGACCGACAGTATTGGACTCTGGTTGTCGACACGCGCCGGAAGGTCCGTCCTCGTGTCTTCCGCCAGGTGTTTTTGTACCATCTCCACACCGATGCGCTTTCCGATGAACTGTTTCGCCCATTGGGGACAATACAGAGCATCTCCCCAAAACTCTATTTGTGGATCGGATCTGCTGCAAAATGCGTCACAGACAAAACCTGGTTTCGTTGATTTCGTCGTCTCACCATCATCGTCGTAATAGGCTAAACACGTCAGTTCGTTGTACTCACCGTCATAGCGGACCCGTTCACACGCCATGCAGCTTGCTGTCTCGCATTGAGTCTGGCGAAGTGTTCTCGCCCTTATTTGTTGTATATCGCGCACCTTCCGGCTCTCCGCCGACCAGGTCGGCACCGGGGCGAACTTCTCGGCGATCCATTCCAATGGCCGCTTCTGCATCGGCCAGATGCCGCTCGTCCAGAAGTCGATGGAGTATCGCCGGGCCCGCTCCTGATCGCTCCCGTGGATCTCGTAGGGGAAGCTCTCTCCGTCCCCACATCGGAACAGATGCGCAAACCACGTATTGCGGTTCACCACATGGCGGCCGCCGGAGAGCCACGCCTTGCAGGCGATCTCGACTCCCATCTGTCCCCAGGACCCGTGCCCTTCGTCCAGCCCCCCCAGCTCCCAGAATCGATCCCGATACAGGAACCAGCAGGCGCCCTGGCCGGTCATCACGTCCGCGAGAGGACCCTGCCGCTTCGACCAGGCCTTGAATTGTCGATATTCATCCTCGTATTCCCGCCCACCCCGGTGGAAGTCATGGCTGCCGCATTGCCCGCAGTTCGCGTCCCCGGCGTCCGGGTCCTTCGCCGCCCCGCACTTCTTGCACAGCCGCGTCCCCTGGCCCCAGTACTGCACCCGCAGGGGCCGTTCCTTCGCCGTGGGCGACCGGAAGAACATCCAGTCCGTCTTCCGCTTCCAGTTCGGCTGGAAAACGACGTCGTACTCGTAGTCCGTCGCCCCGCAGGCCGGGCAGGGGCGATGACTTCCGCGATTGTAGTAGCGGCCCTTGCACTTCCGGCACACCAGGTCGTGCGCGTGCAGATTGTACATCGTCGGGATCACGATCCAATCCGGCTCGCAGTCCCGCATGAGCTTCACGTCGAAGCCCTCGTCCAGCATCGAGTGGCCGTCCGTCTTCAAAATGAACTTTGCCGTCGAGATCCGGGCCGCCTCGTTCACCGACTGCCGCTGCCCTATCGCCTTGTCGTGCCGAATCACCCGGACGCCGGGCAGATCGGGCACAACCGGCCCGGACTCCTGGCCGTCGATCACGACAAGGATCTCCGTATCGCCTCGAATCGCATTATGGATCGATTCCACCGTGTGGGCGAGGTACGCCTCCGCCCGAGCCGGAATGATGACGCTGAGGTCTGGCATGAAACTCCTTTCTCACTATGCCGATTATACCGATGCGCTGGCGCTCGGGGACGCCGAGAGCGTGGAGCTGGGCGACTCGCTCGGAGTCGGACTGACACTGGCGCTTTTGGATCCCGATGGACTCATGCTCGGCGAGGACGATTTACTGACGCTCGGCGAGGTAGAAACCGACGACGAGATCGACGCCGACGGAGTCCCACTCACGGAGCCCGAGGGACTGGAACTCTTCGAGCTCGACTTCGACGCCGACAAGCTGGAACTCTTCGAGCTCGACTTCGACGCCGACAAGCTGGCACTCGGCGAGGTCGAGGACGATACGGAGGCCGTCTGAGGACGGGTGTAGCCCTCTGCATAGACGCCCACCACGCCGGCCCCACTGGCGCCCATCGTCAGGGGGAGATTGGGGGATAGGACCAGGGCCTCGGGAAAGTCCAGCGAGAGGAACATGGCCGCCCCACCCACAGGCCCGATCAGAACCTTCGTTACGGCGTTTGTCGTCTCCCCGCACCCGATGGATAGTGTGATCGCGGCTCCAATGGCGATTCGCAACCTCGTCACGCACAATTCGTACCCAGCGCCGGGAGCCGCCTTGATCTCCTCGCAAGCCGATGCGTTGTCACTACTGGCGTTCACCGCCCAACGGGCGGCGGCGTCGAGATTCTCCGAGGCCTTGGGGGCCCGGACGATATCGATTGTGGTCACGGCCATGGATCACCTCCAATCAGCCTGTTGTCCAGCATTGCCCCGTTCCGCCGATCACGCCGTCTTGCCGCCGGAGAGTCTGGCCTTCAACTCCGCGTTCTCTTTTTGCAGGGTGTCGACCTGCCCCTTGAGGGACTTCGTCTCCGAGGAGGTGACCTGCTTGTCGGCGAACGGGTAGGGCGTCCGCCGGCGGACCGGCTTCTTCGCCCTGGCGTCCACCTTGTCGGCCAGGTCCTCGTCGACCGTGGCGAACTCGCCTTTGAGATAGAGCCGGCCTGCGCCGTCCTCCTTGCCCTCGTGATTGATTCGGATATCCTGCTTCAGTTTTCCCGTCACTGTCCGTGCCATTGTCTTTACCTCTCAATCGGGCCGCTCCCGGAGGACCCGGGAGCGGCCGTGTGCATGAAACGGTTTCCGCTCTGTGAGCGAGCTGCGTTACGCGGAGATCTTCTCGGCCAGGCCGGATTCGGCGTAGCCACCACCAAACGCACCGCTCTCTTTGTCCGAGAGGATGGCGACGATGGCCAACAGGCAGGCCCCCGCCCCGGCCGTCGGGGCCTGGACCCGCATGTACCGCTGGTGGCTCTTCGTCAGATCGACGTCGATCGCCCACATTTTCCCGTTGTCCGTCGTGCCCGTCAGGACGGCGGACAATTGGGCGCCCGTCACGGCAGTGTAGCTGCTGCCCGAGGTGTCCGATTGCTCCACGAGCGGGGCTGTCGTGGAGGCCGTGGAACCGACGTTGGCGCCGAGGGCCCCGGCGCAAATGAGGAATCGAACGTGGGACCACCCCATCGTATCGACATACGTATTGCTCGCATGAGCGCCCCCGCTCGCGGAGACAGGCGGCAGGCACAGAACAAACTTCTGTTTCTCTACGGTCTTCATCGAAGACTCCTTTCGTCAAGGACTGAAGGCCGGGCCCCCGAAGAGACCCGGCCGGTTTCATTCATCAGGACGCCGCCGTGATCAGACCCGTCACCGGCCCGGGATCCGTCGTATCCCCGACGCCGAACACGTTGATCGCGTGGCGGCGCGTGGCCCGCATGGCGACCTGATCGGTCGTGAAATACGCCTCCCGACTCCGGACGACCTCGAAGCCCCTTCGATCGCCGAGATAGGCGCCGAGGTTCAGATTCGCCAGGGTGGCACATACCTGGCTGTTCGCCTCCGTCTTCGGCATCACGTGGATGAGATCCACGGGATAGCCGAGGAACGTCGGCTGCCGGTCGCCGGCGATATCCGCCGGGGCCCCGATCGTCGGGATGTTCGAGCTGTACGCCATGATGAGCGGGCGGACCACCGTCCAGTAGAAATATTTGCTCATACGCCAGCGGACGTTGCCGTCCTCCGCGAACGTCGGATAGCTCCCGACGAGCTCGTCGAAATCGCCGAGGATGATCTCGGAGTAGGCATTGCCCGAGGCCACCACGAGACTCTTGATGCTGCCGATCGTGGCATCGACGCCCCGCAGGGCGCCGGCGGCCCCGGTGAAGCCCCAATAGGTGGCACTTCCATCGCCGAGGAAGCCCGTCTCGTCCTCCGCCCTGGCGAAGCCGCGGGCGAAGTCCGTCAGGACAATCTCGCCGAGGGCGACCGCCGAGTCCTCGTCGATCTCGGAACTCAGCAGCGTCAGGGCACAGGCCTTTTTCGCGATGAGCTGGACGTTCTTGAACGTCGGGTTCGACGCCGTGATCGTCCCCGCCTCGCCCGGATAGTACACCGTGATGTGGCCGTCCAGCATGGGCCACGCCACCCGCTCGCCCGCCATAGGAACCACGCGGGCGCTGCCCCGGAAGGCGCCGTATTGCTCCTGGAGACGGATCAGCGTCGGCTCGAATACCTCCGGGGCCAGGGCGCCGCCCGTCGAATTGACCGCCTCGGCCAGGGCCTTATTGCTGTGATGGAGCGACACCATTGCCTTTTCCGCAAGCAATTTCTGCTCACTGCGGGCCATGACGAACAGGCCGAATTCCTTCGCCCGTTTCGCGTTGGGGAAGGCCCTCGTCCGGTTCGGAACGCCGGGGACTGAGGTCCCCATGTAGAGAGGGTCCACCTTCTCCACCTCGCTCTCCGTGAGCCGGACGAGCGACTTGAGTTCCTCGATCGCGGCGGCCTTGGCGTCCACGGCCTGTTTGATCTCAGCGAGGACCCGGTCCGTCTTTTCCGCCGACGCGCCCTGCGCCTTGATGAGAGTTTCCGTCGCCTGCTGGGCGGCCTTGAGGGCCTCCATGTCGGCGCGGTTGGCTTTCATCTCCTTGTTGAACTTTTCCAACAGTTTTTCCAGTTCGTCCATGGGACGGTTCCTTTCATTCGAATAGCGCGCTGAGGCGCGTGAGATACATTTCCCGAAGGGCCTTGCGGACCCGCTCGTCGATCAGGCGTTCGAGCTCCTCCCCACACACGTCGCGGGCCAGAGCCTCGGGGTTTGCGGGGACGGGGACCGCCGAGATTTCCAGCAGCTCCACCTCCGTCCACACGTAGACGTTGCCCTCCGCCTGTTCTTTCCATTCCCCCGCCAGCGGGATGAATCCCACGCTGAAGGCGCGGGCGTGGCCGTCCTCATAGAGGCTCCGCCACTGTTCCGCCAGAGGGGTCCGAGCGAAGGTCATATCGAACACCAGGGCGTTCGACTCGATGGCCACGCGAGTCGCCGAGCCGAGGATCGTCGGCATCCCGTCCGCACTGCGGTGCGTGTGGGCCGCCAGAATCACCGGATTGGCGAGATAGCGATCCAGATGGCGGGCAAACGCGGAGGGGAGAATCACCTCGCCGTCCCGGTCCACCACGGAAGTGCTGGCCACCGCCGTGAGCTTTCCGCCCTCGGCCTTCCCTCGAACCGAACAGAAGTTTCCGACGTTCTTGATCCGCATAATATCCCTCATTCCTTTGCCGGATCCTGGGCACGGCGGGCCTTTACCGACTCCACCAGCCACCCGGCGCTAACGCACGCATCGCGAGTCACTACCGACATCAGCCATGCGAAAATCTCTTTTTCCCTGGCTTGCGGATCCATCTCGACGCCCGGATCGAGCCGGTCCGCCATCTGCGTAGCGAGAGCCGCTCCGCGACTCTCGGCGTCCTCCAGCCCGGCGGCACGGAACAAGGGCTCCATGGCCCGGTAGGCGTAGCGACGCTGGATTTCGCGGAACTCCTCGAACCCTTTGCAGGTCGCGGGTCCGCGCATCCAGGATCGCACCAGTCGCGAGGCGGTGTCCCGGGCTACTGGCTCCAGGATCGACCGCTCGGCATTGTCCGAGCCGCCTATGCCGCCGCCTTCGCCTTCGGGGGAGTCGGGCGACACGGGCGGCTCGGAAGCCGCGGGCTGCGCGACGGTGCGCTCGGCCGGCATCATGTTGGACGGCACCCAGTGCACGGAGCCGATCTCGCCGCCGACCGGGTTGCGATTCTCCATCTCCCGCCATTCATCGATCGTCAGGGCCCCGCCCTGCATCTGACGCCAGAGGGCCTCCGTCCGTGTCTTGATGTCCCCCCGCAGGAGGGCGTCCATGTTGAACTTGCAGAAGTAGCGTCCGTCGCCGACGGCGCCCTCGTTGATCAGATACCTGTCGAGCCGCGCCTCCATCCGTTTGCAGATGGGCCGGATCGTGTGTTTTCCGAACAGCAGATCGAATTGCTCCGTGCTCGCATAGGAACTGGTCTTGTCGTGCACCCCGAGCAGCATGAGCGGCATGGTGTAGATCCTCGCGATATCCGCGATGGACATCTGGCGGGTCTCCAGGTACTGCGCCTCGTCCGCGTTCATGCCGACGGAGACGGCGTCCCCGCCGTCCTCCAGCACCGCCGTGCGGGCCGAGTCCCTGCCATTCTCCTCCCAGGACCGCTTGATGTTCTCCCGCGCCTTGTCGCTCAACGCGCCGGGATACTTCAGGAGTACCCTCTTTGCGCCGCCCGTCTCCAGGACGCTGATCCCGTATTTCTGAATTTTCCGAGCGAGAGACACGGCGTCGCGGGCCGCCGCGATCGGCGACAAACCCCAATAACCCTCCATCATCATGCCGGGGATGTGCAATACGTCCTCGCTCAGCAGCCGAATTTGAGAGCCGGAACGCACGGTGATGCGATAGACGATTGCACCATTCTCAAATTCCTCAATCTGAACCCGGGAGGGATGCACCGGGACAAGCTGGGTCACACGCCCCTTCTCCCTGATTTTGAGCGAGATTCCGTTGCCCCGCAGGTCGAGACAGGCGATTTGCTGTTGAACCCAGTCATACGTCGTCTGGTACTGATTCGGGGAGGCGAGGAGCTGCGCCACAGGATGCTCCGGCGCCTCCCTCTGACCCCCCGATGGAACCCGCTCATAGACCGTCAAGGGCAGACTCGCCATCGTCTGCGATCGGATCAGCACGCAAGCCCAGACCGCCGAGATTCGCAGCGAGGCCTCTGGAGAGATCATCGCATCGCCCTCCGACGGCAGATCTTCCCCGGCGCGGAACCGGCGCGAGTACTCGTTCAGGTCGTACTTCGTGACGAGTCCGCAGCGGCCGAGCAGGCGTTTTACGATCCGATTCATACGTAGAAGATCCCCCTGTCCTCGTACACGCTCTTCGGCGGCGCCGCCGTCGTCATGGCAATCCCGATCATCATCGTCGCCGCGGTGATCCCGTCGATTTTCTCGGGACTCTTGTCCTTCGAGGGCTTAATGAGTCCCCCCCGGCTCTCCGCCGCCACGTTCGAGGCCATCCATCGCAGGACGGGGTCGCCGTCGTGGTGAATGCGGCCGAGCAGGAGCAACTGCAACAGCTCGCGGAACGGTGCGGCCATCGAGAGAATTCCCTGCCGGAACGCCACGATTCGGCTCTCGCCGAAGATCCTTTGGAGGTCCTGCGTGATCTGCATACCTTGGAAACCCTGGTCGATGGCCAGACTCACGACACCGTAGGGCTTGGTCAGCCGGCCGATGTCCGCCCCGACCTGGTCATAGTCCACCACGTTGCCCGGCGTTCGGAGGATATGTCCCTGCCGGCTCCAGGCGTCGATCTGCGCCTCCATGCGGGGGTCGCGAGTCGGCGGTTGCTCCGGCAGCCAGCAGAAGTGGCGAAGCCAGTAATCCCGCCGCGTGAAGGCGAGCTGCTTCTTTTCGCCCCTGAGGTCCTCCACCTCCAACGTCACGGGCTCCCCGATCTCGCCCGGGAACCCGATCACGAGCGAGACGAAGTCCCGCAGGGCCCCGATATCGAGCGCCGCCCAGCATTGCCTCCCGGCGAACGCCGACCAGTCGATCGGCTCTTCACAGGCGTCCCACGTCTCCATCTGGATCACCCGCTGATCCTGCTGGGTCCGAATGTTCAGATGAAGCCGCTTGAACTCGTTCTCCTTGCTCACGTCCTCCTTGGCCCTCTTGTAGAGCGTCCGCAGCTCCTCGATACTGACGCTGACGCCCATATTCGGATTCGCCTTTCGCCATGCGTCTTCATTCTTCCAGTCGTCCTCCACGAGCCGGCCCTGGGCGTCCTTGTGCATCGCCTCGTAGATCACCGGGAGATAGGTCGAGTCGCTCACGACCCCGTCGCGAACCTTGCAGGCGTAGTTGTATTCGTCGTTGCACACGCTCGGCCTGTCATAGTCGGCCGTCGTCAGCATGAGCAGCAGCGGCTGGAGCCGGTTCATCGACACCATCGCGCTGGTCAGCGCATTGTACAATTTCGGATTCGGCTGCGCGTGCAGCTCGTCGATGGCCTGAAAGTGCGGATTGTCCCCGTGCGCCACGTTCTCGTCGGCGGGAATCACTTTCGTGACGCTGTTGTCCGGCTTGGTCAGGCATCGGGTTGTCGCGAACTGCTGGCATCGTTTCGCCATCTCCGGCTCGGCGTTGATCATGCCGACGATGTGCCGGTAGAGCTTCGATGCCTGGTCCCGGCTGGCCGCTGCAATATTGTTGATCTGACCAGCCTCCCCGTCGAGGAAGAACACGGCATTGTGGATCGACGCCGTCAGCGGCGTCTTGCCGTTTTTCCGAGGGACGTAGATGAGGCATCGGCGGTATCGGCGGGTCGTGCGACCCAGACTGTCTTTCCGCATCCAGCCGAAGAGGTTCGCCACGATGGCCTTCTCCCACCGCTCCAGGAGGAAGGGCTGCCCCGCGAGGGGACCCTCGATGTGCGTGCAGCAGGTCTCGATGAACGAGATGTAGTACTCCGCCGCATCGGCGTCGAACCAGCACTCGTCCGCGTCGCGGAAGGGGTCGTAGCCAGGTATGTCACACAGGATGCACCGCCATCGCTTCGGCGCCAGCGTCCGCCTGCGAATGACCGTCTTTCCCCGTGTTTTCGTAACTACGACCATAATTCCTTTGACTTTTCCCGGCCTTGTCGATATTCTCAACTAAAGAACTTATCCGTTTGTCTTTGCGGCCTTCGGTTTTGCCTTGCCCATCAGCCCGCGCCCCCGAAGAACTTCTTCTTGCCGTCCTCAACGATCGGCTTCTCCACCGCCCGCACGCTGGAGAGGTCCGCCGGCGTCAGGCCGAAGCATGCGGCGGCCTTGAACACCTGGTCCCACGCCCGCTTGCGGGCATAGAGCAGCGGGTTTTCTTGAATAGCCCCCTTCGCCGTCTGGATCATCAGTGCCCGCGATCCATCCTTGTTCCGATTGGCCGCGAACTGGCTCTCCGCCTCGACGAAGTCGGCCCACGCCGAACAGAGCAGGGCCAACGTCTCGCGATTTAACTCGGTTACCAGACCGGCTTTATGGAGAATAGGGCACAGTCTTTCCCAGCACTTTTTGCCCTCTCCTTGCAGCCATTGAGGCCTCGCCGGCGGCTTCTGGTCGAGGGCCAGATCGTCCCCCCGGACTTTACCCCTCCAGGATTGCCGCAGCTTCAGGATCGGCGTCGGCGTCGGCTTAGGCCCTCGCTTACCCATTATTTGCCCCCCCCCGTCGATAGATCCCACCCACACGCCCCGCCGCCGCCCGCGACGCCCCCCTCCACGCTCGCCCCACTGCTTTCCGCCGACCCGGCGCGTTCGCCGACCCTATGCCCCCTCCCGAAACCCGTGAAAAAAACCGCCCGAC